AACGTTGTTGTTATAAAATAAGAGTGAGATATTATTTTTGCTCTAATTAATGATTAATTGTTGGATTAAATGATTCTGCTATAATTGAATATATATAGTTGATGTATTTGATGAAAGGTATGATGTATGAATGATTTATTAATCGTTTTGTATATCGGCGATAATGTTTTTTGAATGATTTTAAAGGAAATATTCAAAAAATATTATTTTTGTTATTTTGAGGTAAAATTTGTTGTTTTTTAATGAATTTTTTCGTAAATATGAATAATTTGCAGAAAATGTTGTATTTTTTGATGTAAATTATTTTCTTTTTTTGTTGAAGTTTTGTTAATTTTGATAAAGTTTATGATTTTATTGTAAAAAAAGAGGTATTTTTAATGAATATGTTTTTTTTGGCGAATTATTTAGAAAATGAGGTAAATTTTTTTTTTTAATTATGTTCTTTTTTTAATATAGTTTGTGGATTTTGATAAAGTTTATTATTTTTAAATAATAATAAAAGAAATATGTACGATATTTTGGAGAATATAGGATATTATTTTTTTTATCTGCTCTTGAAATGTGCGTTAGAATTTATTTTGATAAAGATGTTGAATGTGATTTAGAATGTAATAAATTTGGCTTATTTTAAGCAGAAAATCGCTGTTTTTAAGGCATATCTATGCTTTGAATTGCGTTATAATGAATAGTTCTTGTTAAAGATGTTATAGGGTAATTTATCTATAGCATGTGCGGATTATTTTATAAAATCGTGAATATTATTTATTTTTTTATTGAATAAAAATTATAATGATTATGTTCTTTTTTTGAAAAAGTTTATTAATTTCGATAAAGTTTGTAATTTATAAAAATTACGAATAATTATTAGGGGAGGGTTATAATTAACAAAATTTTATTTACAATGTATCTAAATGCGATATAATATATCGGTGTATATTAGAGTGTATTATTTTTTAGAAAAAAAATGAAATTTGTATTAAATTTTTATATATCGTGATCGTCGTTTAAAGGTGAAACGAGGTAAATTTCTTGAAACGAAGGTTTGATTGCTTGAAACGGGGATTAGATGATATTAAACATCGCGAAAGTTACTGGAATCTTTTTGATGTTTTGTAATATTTCATTATAAAGTAATAATATATAATAATTAATTTTAAAAATAAATGAATACTGAAATTTGTATTAAATTTTTATATATCGTGATCGTCGTTTAAAGATGAAACGGGGGTAAATTCCTTGAAACGAAGGTTTTGTTGCTTGAAACGAGGATTAGGTGATATAAAACATCGCGAAAGTTACTGGAATTGTTATAAAAATTGAATTGTCATTTGTAGAATATAATTATGAAAACGAAAAAATGTAATAAATGTTTATTAACGTTAGATATTACAAATTTCTATGACAAATAAATATTTAGCATATTATTAATATAAATATATCAATATAAATAATTTATAATAATATATGAACGATTTACCAGACGATTTAGTGAATAAAATAAGTGATTACTTAGTACCATCTGAATTTTTAAAATTCAGCAGAACTTCAAAAAATATTCATCATATATGTAATAAAAAAAAACATATTTTTTTATATAATTATTTTCATTTAGAAAAATTCTTTATTATACCAGATAAAACAAAATTATTATCAATAGAAACATTATCAACAATTGTTCATAGTGATCAATATACTCATTGGTTATTTTACATAATAAAAACTGATAATTTAATGAAATGTGAAGTTGTTTGGCGTGTAGTTTGGAAAGTTGTTACTTCAAGATATTATATTACAACATATTGCCCAACGAGGTATGATCATAAATGTATTGTTTCTCGTTCTCGTTATTTTAGAGATTTAATTCAACAAATGCGATTTAGTAGATAATTAGTAAATTAAAATAAAAATAAATGAATACTGAAATTTTTTATATAAAAAATATATAATGAAAGCATTTTTAAGAAAATATAAAAAAATATTATTTATAATTCTATTTATTTTAATAATTCCAAATTTTATTTTAGTTTTGATAAATATTTCTAAAAACGGAATAAAATGGAAGGGTGATAATAGTAAAAGCCCTGATAATTAAGATAAAAGTGTTTTTAATCGCTTGAAAAACGACAAAACAATAGACAAAAACATCGGCGAAAGTTACTGGAACTTCATTAAAATTGAATATAATAGATAAAAATAAATGAGTCTTATTTTAGTAATTGGATTAGCGAAATGGTTATTTATGAGTATCGTAACCATGAAGATATTCGAAAATAAAAAACAAACAAAAGAATGGAAAGAAGTTGAAGATATTTTGGAACAAATTACAAAAATTGAATGAATACTGAAACGACAAAAATTTAAAATTGATTATTACGATACTTACTTAATATTATAATAATTAAACATGGATTTTAATTTAGAACGATCTAAAGCTCATGCTATTAAAAACTTGAATTATTCAAATAACTTACACGAAAAATTAGAATTAATGGCTGAAGAGTTAGATGAAAAATATGATGAAATTGAAGAATTAAAACAAGAAATTGAAAAATTAAAACAAGAGAATCAAAAACTAAAACAACAAAAGAAAGATAAGGTGAATCGTGATTTAGATCAAATTGCTCGTTGGATAAGAAAAAGTAATGAAGATTATGATGATTGGTCTTATGATGATGAAAAAGAAAAACTAGAAGTATATATTGGTAATCATACAGAACGCTACACACGACAAGAACTTGTCGAATGTGGTGTATTATATGATTAACTAGAAATAATATTAAATATCCAGTCCATATTTAATAAAATTAAAAACGAATCAAAAATAAAAAACTAAAAATGCCAATATCAAAATTTCATATAAATATGGATCTAATGAAAAAAGAAATCATTAGAAATCCTACGAAATGGAAAGTCTATTGTAATTCAAAAGGATATGGATACAACGGTATCGAAGAACCAATCTATAATTTTAATAATGGAGCATGGATAGGACCAAAATTTCAAATCAAAATTAGACAAATTAAACTCGATTTAGAATATAAAATAATAAATGATATAATTTTCTATTATGATAATAACATGAGAATTCCTATCAAAGTTGATAAAAATAATGATACCGGTGCGATTGTATTCCAAATTAACTCTCGCAAACTTAAAACATTTTCTTTTATTCCAGTATAAAAAAACAAAAAATTGAATAATTTTTTTATAAAATTAAATAATTATGATGACTTCCGAATATTACATTATTAATGTCGAATATATCAGAATGGATATCAAAAGACAATTCATTATGAAATTCAAAATAAAAGAACAAGCAGATATTAATATTGTTATAAATATTCTCGAACTAAGAATAAATGTTAACAATTGTCCGAAATATTCGTGGAGAGGATACTACACATTTGGAATAGACAAAAAAATACTATATCAAACTAAAGTCGAATATAATGCTTTAAAAGTATTAAGTAAATATTTGAAACCAAGACTTATTCATCATCTATATAAATGGCCAAATGGATTGCGATTTAAAACTCTTAAAAAAATTTATAATAATTACAATATATTGAATACGCAATTAAAGAATTAAAGAATTGATATTAATTAATATTAATGGGCAATTCCTTTTCTACTTGTAATGATGATTGTATCGTTTATGATACATTTGAACACGATTTACGAGATATACGCTTGAAAAATGATAATAACAAACAACGGGATATGAAATTATCAAAAAAAAATTTTTATAACATTAGAGATGAAAAACAAACTAATATAGTCAAAATTAAAAATCTAAAATCAAAAACACAAAATACTCAAGAATCACACGTAATAAAACACATTGATGAAATAATAAATTATCTTGAAAAAATACCATCGAATTAAATTACTTATTTTCAATATTTTATTATATCTCTTATATTATTACAACTATTACGATGGGTAATACCACGTGTTGTGAAAATAATCCTTGCAATAATACCGATTTATTTGATATGAATATGCGATTATATAATCGCCAGAATAGAATACACCGCGATAATCAAAAGTTTGAAAATACTTTACTTAAAAAAAAGTGGTTTGTTTTATCAGAAAAAAATTTCCGTGTTGTTTATGACGAAGATGTAGCAAAAGCTATAGTATATGGATAAATAAAAATATTTAACTAACAAATTAATTTTTATATTATCAATAATATATAATGTTCCCCTTTAACGTATTCAATAATACTATATTTTCTGAAAAATGGTTTATTTCAAGAAAATATTTTTTCGCATCTATTATTATTATAGTTCTGATTTTTGCTATTATCTATATAGCATTAGATTTTAATGAAAAAATGAACGATAATAAATCAACATATTTTTGTTATAATGAAATTCCAAATAATACTACATTCAAAAAAATTTGGAATAAAATATATATGTCATTTACCACTTTGACAACTTTGGGATTTGGAGATATTTATCCAATTCATCCACTTTCTCAATCGATTATTGCTGTTCAAACATTTCTTACTTTCATTTTAGTTACTGAACTAGTAAGATAAATCATAAACAATAAGATATTTCTAACATATTAGTAACAATGTCTATTTATATCAGCAATAAAGAACATTCTGGACATTTATACTGGAATTCTAATAAAAAGGGTAAAGGTTTTTCTAAATCTATGTTAAAAAATCATTCTAGAGGTAATAAACAAATTAATGGAGATTTTTGTAATATTATATTATCAAATGAACAATACAAAAATATGAATATCTTCGAAAATCAAAATTGCCTCGAAATTGGATGTGGAACTGGCGATTTTTCAGATTTAATTTACAAAAAATTAAAATGTAAATCAATAACTGGATTAGATATTTCTGAAAATGCAATACAATTCGCAAATAAAAAATATAAAAATGAAAATGTTAATTTTATGGTTTTTGATTGCTTACAAAATAATTTTGATAAATTCAAAAATATTGATATAACTATTTGTTCGAATACACTCGAACACTTTCGTAATCCATACATACTTATTAACAAAATGTTACAAATTTCAAAACAATGTCTTATATTAGTACCATTTAATCAACCTTGTACTGATGGATATAGTGGAGAAGGAGGAGCAGGACATGTTTTTCAATTTACTATGGAATCCTTTAATAATTATGACATTAAAAATACTATTATATTTAAAACAAATGGATGGTCGTATAGCTCAAAAGGTGAGATACCTCAACAACTAGCTATTATTATTCAAAAAAAATAATAATATTATTTATAGCAATTAACATTCCAACTATATAATTTTCTTGGAATTAATAAATGATGATATATTTTTAAGTCATCAATATTGTTCTTTTTTTTATTGTATAAATGAAAATATAATGTTGATTTACTATAAATGAAAATATAATGTTGATTTACTATAAATGAATTTAAATATATTAATGATAATTAATTATTATTAATATATAGAAATGTCATACGATTTATTAAAACACCATGATATTATTATCGAAGGCAATTTTAAACTAAAATCTGGAGAAAAAACTGATTATTATGTTGATATAAAACAAACAATTTCAAATCCAGAATTATTTAATACTATTATTGATATCTTATACAATAAAATAAATCAAATACCAAATGTTACATCATACTCTATTATGGGAGTTCCATATGCCGGTATTCCTTTTGCTTCTGTTATCGGATATAAATTAAATATTCCACAATTAATGTTAAGAAAAGAAAAGAAAATGTATGGTAGAAAAAAAATGATTGAAGGAAATTCAAAAAATAAAAATCTTATACTTATCGAAGATGTTATGACAACTGGAAAATCTATTTTAGAAACAATTGATTCACTAAATAAACATGAATATAATGTTAAATATGTATTTACTATCTTTCAAAGAGGTGTATTAAATTATAATAAATTTTTTGATAAAAATATTCAATATAACTATCTGATATCTAGGAAATTAAAATTACACGAAAAACTATTGGAAATTACACCATATAATAATATGTATGCTACTATGAATCAATTATCTTTAAAAAAAAAAACAAATCTAATATTATCCGCCGATATAACTGATATAGAAAAATTTAAAAAAACTATTATCGAATGTGGAGAACATATATTTGCTTTAAAAATTCATCTTGATATTTTTCCAGAAACTGAACGAGAAGATATTCGCAATTTTATAATCAAACAAAAAAAAGAAGATAACTTTTTAATAATCGAAGATAGAAAATTTAGTGATATATGTAAAACAAATATACAACAAATGAAAGCACTTAAAATTAAAACATATGCTGATATAGTAATATGTCACGGAGTTGCCGGTTTCGAATTTATTAAATATTGCAGCTTACCCGTATTAGTTGTAGCTCAACTATCATGTAAAAATAATCTTATTAATACCGAATATACTAAACAATGCGTCTTTGAAGCATCTAAAAATAAAAATATTCTTGGATTTATATCACAAGAAAATCTTGGATATAATAAATGTATTTATTGTAAACCAGGAATTCGTTTAGATAAAATTAAAGATGATTATGATCAAACATATACTGGAATTACAGATGGTATCGACTTTTATATTGTTGGTAGAGGCATAACTAACTTCAAAAATCAAAACGAAATGACTAAATATTATAAAGAAACATTATGGAAATCTGTTTCATAAATCATTGTCAATTAATTATATCGCATATACATCGAGCGGCAGTTACTGAAACTTAAGAATTCCGAAGGAATTCGCACAATAATTAAATAAAAAAAATGAAATTATATTATTTAATTATAAAGAATATGAATATAATTCCAAAAACAGAAAACGATAATATTAATTGGATATATCATATCGCAGATATACACATCAAAAATGATATCAAAAGAGAAAAAGAATACATTGAAGCATTCGAAAATGTTTATAATAGAATTAAATACCACAAAAATACTACTAAAAAAAATACTTACACCGTAATAGCAGGTGATTTACTTGATGATAGTATCAAATTAAAAGCAATGTCATTACATATGCTTACCAATTTTTTAATCAATCTCTCAAAAATTAATAGACTTTTCATTATATCTGGAAATCACGATAATAATATTAAAGGCTATGATCCATCCGAAAGTATTGACTCATTATCTGCTATATTTAATATTATGGAAAAAAATGAAAAAAATACAAGCAGAATTCACTATTTGAGAGATACCGGAGTCTATAAAGCTGGTAATATTATGTTCTATGTTCCTAGTGTGTTTGACCTCGAAAAACATATGTCGAATTCAAAAGAAGATTGGGATAAAAGAATTCAAGTTTTACCTAAAAAAATTGAGGATCCTAATTGCCATCATATTATGTTAGGACATTTTAGTCTTGATGGAACACCTGTTCAAAATGGATACCTATTACGAGATCAATTCTTTAAAATTAGTGATATCGAATCAAGATATGATTTATCCTTACTCGGTGATAATCATAAAGTCAATCATATATTAGGAGAAAAAGAAAATATTGGATATCCCGGCTCACTATTACAACTTACATCCGGAGAACAATTACAAGGACATGGAATGCTATTATGGAACCTAACAAAACTTAAATCTATGTTCTTAGAAATTGATACCTCTTACGGATTTGTTACATTAGATACCACTCAAGATAACTTTAAACTTAATCTTAAACCATTCCCTAAAAATATCAGAATTAAAATTAAATATAATGATAATATTAAATTTGAAAAAATACAAAAAAAATTATCCAAACAAACAACTCATAATATATTAGATATCAACCCAGAATATATTGGAAACAATAATGATATTATTGAATCACTATCCAAAATTGATATCAAAAATAAAGATAATTTTAATCTATTTCTTCAATCACAATATGAAAACCAAAATTTAATTGAAGAAATATCTCAAATGCATCTTAAATATACCAAAAAACTTGATATTGTAGATAATATTGATAATAAAACAATTCAACTCAATAAACTTATTATTGAAAATTTTATATGCTTCCCAAATAAAGTTACTATTAACTTTGATGATTTCCAAAAATATACAAGTATTGGCATACTTGGAAAAAATCATCAAGGTAAATCAACTATAATTAAAGCAATTCGCTATATAATTCAAGGATCGTCATCATTAGATTCACTAAAATCATCTAATATTAAAAATATCTATAATAAAAAAAAAAAATGCTATGTATCACTCGATTTCACTTATGGAGGCATGTTATATCGAATCGAAAGAACAACTAAAAAAAAAGAATCACTTTCACTTAAAATTTTTAAAAATAATAAATGGACAGGAATTTCTGTTCGAAAAAAATTACAAACTCAAGCCAGTATTTATAAAATATTTGGTGAATCAGATATTATGTTAGAAACATGGCTATCAGAACAAACTGAATATAATAGCTTCTTGAAACGAACGTCTAAAGATAGAGTCAAAATATTTAAAAAATTACTTAATTTGTCAACTTTTGAAAAGGAAATCAAAAATCAAGTGAATGCTGATATTCGTAATATTAATACTGATAAAAAAATTATTGAATCACATATAGATAATCACGAACAAGAAATTGAAAAATACGATTCATTAGAAAATATTGAAACACAACTAACTGAAACGATAACTGAAAAAAATACCATCACTCAAAAAATTAAAAAATTATCTGAAGAAATTAACCAGTTTAAAGGAAAATTCTCCGAAATCCTAGACTCAAATGAAATTACAATTTTACAATCTAAACTTAATAATAATAAACAAACACTCAGAAAAATTAAATTTAATGAAACAAAACGAATCGTTCCAGATGAATTCGATTTTAACTTTGAAACCAAAAATAACCAGTTTGATGTAAAAATTTCTGATATTGAAATTGAACTTACTAACTTAAATGAACAATTGAAACCCGTTGATAAAATTTATAATAAATCTAAACTTAAAAACCTCGCTTCAGAACAAAAAAATACACTCACTAAAGAAACTAAACTTACAAAAAAACAAACAAAATATTCATTAAAATTAAAAACTACCGAAACACAAATTCTAAATCTTAATCTAAATTCAGAAAATCGTGAAAATGTAAATGAAAATTATAAAACATATACTATAAATGAAAATTTAATCGATTCATTAATTAATAAAATATCTAGAAACAAAGATAAAATTAAACATTATCAAAATTTAATCGATAATACGAATTGTAAATTTAATATAAAATGTTCCGAATGTAAATCAAATAAACAAGTTTTAGGTATTACCGATTACGAAAAATCACTGAAACTTGAAACATCAAAATTTGAAACAAATACATTAGAACTAGAAAAATTACAACAAATAAATGAAAAATTAAATAAATGGATTCAAATATATCTAAATTATCAAAAATATGATGAATATACAAAAGAAAAAGATAACCTATTAGCAAAAATTAAACTAATCGATGATGAAATGGAAATATTTACTCGTAAATTATCCCAAATCGAACACGAAATTATTAAATGTAATGAAACTATATGTAACATTGAATCGAATGAAAAAATAAATGACCAATATATGGAAAAAGAAGATCAAATGTATGAAATTAGAGATCAAAGAACTCAATACAATAATGATTATAATAAATACAAAAATTACCAAATCGAATTAGAACAATATAAAAATCAACGATTAGAACTTGAAAATGATAATTTACTAATTCAACAAAAATTAGTAAAATATAAAGAATATATTGAATCCATTAAATCTATTCGTCAAAAAGAAAAAGATGTCAAAATACTGGGAAATAATTTAACACAAATTGAAACTAAAATTATCAAACTTACAAATAACATCACCAATTTAACTAATATTAGTAAATTACTTGAAACAGAAGAAATAAAACAAAAAAAAATTATTAAAAAATATCATAGTCTTGAAGCATACAAAAATATTATTCAAATATACCCTTCTTATTTAACTAATCAAATTATTGAACAATTCGAAATACTTGTTAATTCATTTCTATCTAAAATTATGAATTTTACATTAAAAATTAATTATGACGATAAAGAACTTATTATTACCAAAGTTGATCAACAAAAAAATGAATATCTTAGCTCTACTCTTTCCGGTGCTGAAACATTCATCGTTTCATGTGCTATTAGATTCGGTTTAATTAGAATATCTAAAATTGCTATGTGTAGTGCATTCTGTATTGATGAAGGATTCGGATCACTTGATGAAAATAAAATTTATCAATTTAAAAATAAAATTTTTGAATTCCTAACTAAACAATTTCATAATGTTATTGTTGTTACACACATTGATGAAATCAAAAATTGCTTAAACCACGTCATTGAAGTAACTGATGATAATGACAAGAAAATTCGTATTTATAAAAATAGATAAATAAAATAAAGTTCGAACTGTTATGTGTCTATATATGCATTAAGACATTAAAATTGAATTAACTATAAGTTAATATAACTAAAATTATGACTTTTAACGTAAATAAAAATATGAATTACGAATATCATATTCAATTTTCTGATAATGCCGTTTGGGAACAAATTAACATTCCAATTGATAATGAAAATAATTTCAAATGGTGGCATAAACAAATGATTAATCACGTTTTAATTGCTTGTAGCGGATTCAATGGAGAAAAAAATCGAACTAAAGCATTAGAAATTTTATATGAATTTTATAAATGGGATTTAAAAAATACTTCACGTAGTGCTATTCCAATGGTTGAACTTCAACATTATATCATTTTTGTTAGTAATAATACTACAAAACATGGCAATAAAAATGAACTGAAAAAATATATATCAAATATGACAGATTATTTTACAATCAAAGTTCCATAAAAGATAATTAAACAATTTAGATAAAATTTATATAAAAATTAAAATATATAAATTTTATATAAATGACGCAAAAGGCTGAAGATTTGAAACGTTTTATATCCAATCAATTCGATGTATATAAAAAAAGATTAGAAATAATAGAAAAAAAACACTTTAGAGATAATTGTTACGAAGAAATGAAAGAAATATCCGATATTGGTGATATCAGCACACTTTTAGATCTTTTAAAAGAACTTCACTCCCTTGATGCAAAATTATTCTATGATTTATGCTCCAAAAATAATACTGAACTTGAAGATTTAATTTTTGATCACGGTAAATTAAATGGACTTGATGAAATTTATATTTCAATTAAAGCCAAAAAACAAAAAATTATTATAAAACAACAAAAATATAAAAAATTAGCATTATTCTATAAAATTAAAAAAATGAAAGTAATACAAAAATATCAAGAAGATATACGAACAATTGAGGAAGAATACAAAATAGCACAATTAAACTTAACCCTATCTTGTCGTTCAAAAAATTCAAAAGAAAATATTCAATTTATCAATAATAGTGATGAATCTTTTCTTCCATCAGATTTATCATCTGTTAATTTTCCAATAGATAATATTGAAAAAAACTCGGAAATTAATAATCAATGGGAAATTCTTGATATAGAAGAAATATAATTTATCCAGTCCATTACAATTTATATCGATTCATCTCTTATTCTATTTAGAAATTCAGAACTTGTATTATAAAATTGACTATATAAATCATTTATTCTTTGTAATCTACTATTAGTATCTAACATTTGAATATTTTCATCCATTAATTCTATATTTTCTATACATTTACTTTGATATCTTGACTTATAAAAATTTCTCGATTCGCCCTGTAAATGAATAATATTTGTGTAAATATTATTAATTCTATCAAGATACTCTATTCTCTCATCTTGATTTTGATTTATATTAATTAATGATGAAATCCTATTCTGTAACTCATCTATTCTATTAGACGAGTTTTCATCTTTTTCTTCCAAATCTCTTACTCTATTTTGAAGATTTTCAACTATATTTGTTTCTTGATCCAATGAAGAAACTACTTGATTTCTTAAAATTAAACCTAATTCATTTTCTAAATTACTTACTTGATTTACCTCATTCAAAATATTCCTTACCCTTTGAATATCAGTAATGTTTTCACTTACATATCTTTCTAAATCATCTACTTGGATACGTAAATGTACTTTCTCCCCTCTTAAATATTCATTCTGATTTCTTAAATCAATATTTTCTTCTCTTATTTCAATATTTTCTTCTCTTATTTCTGAAATATTATCTCTTAAAGTAAGATTTTCTTCCCTTAATACTTCGATTCTTTCTTCTCGTAATTCATATAATTCATTTCGTAAATTTCTATTTTGTTCTACCAATCTACTCATTTCTTCAAATAAATTTCTGTAATTATTATCGTCTTCTTCTTCTACTTCTTCTATCTCAATTAACATATTTCCAGATTCATCATCTACATCAATCACAACATGATTAACTTCTAATTCTGCTGAAGCAGAAATATCTCCGCCAAATGGGGGAGTGTATAATATCTCCTGGTCTATATCTACTAACTCCGATGTACTATCTAATTCATCACTATCACTATTTAATACAGGTGAAATATCTAATCGAACTATGTTATCTAATATTCGTAAATTAGTATCAATTGACTCTTCTAAAGTCATATCAATACTATCAATTGACTCTTCTAAAGTCATATCAACACCATGTACTGAACTATTATCACCTCGACCAATAATAGAACTATCACCTAAATTATTATTATTAATACTATATGAACGGTTATTGTAACCATGTATATTTACTGAAATATGTTCACGGCACATTGGGCATGTTTCGCGAACTTGAAGCCATTGACATAAACAACTAAAATGAAAACTATGATTACAACGTGTAACTATATTACAATTATTTTCACGACAAATTGAACACTGTCTATTTTCCATTAATTACTATTACTATAATTAATTTATATATTTATATTTTCAATTTTAACTATTTTTTTTTACTAATCATATATTGCAGTATTACCATTCAATATTGCTGGCGGTTCTTCTTCAATTGATTCTAATATATCTTTCTTAAATTCTTTTAATGGCTTACCACCCTTATACTTACCCTTTTTAATTTTATGAAGTTCGATTAATTGATGACATTTTTCTTCTACCAATTCACCCTTCTCATTTAAAATTTTTAAATGTTTTACCCTTTTCTCTTTATCCCAATCACATTCATTCTCAAATATTCCACCATATACATTATCAAATCCTAACTCATTACCATAATAAATATATAAAGCATTTTTCAAAACTATATCACCATTCGGTATCATACAAATCAAAGATAATACCCTGTATTCTTTATCATAAAATTTATCTACTATATCTACTTTCCAATTTTCTGTATAACCTACAAAAACTTTGTTGCCCTCTAACCATAATGAATAAATATATTTTTTAGCATTATCTATTTCCTTACTTATTTTATTAACCAATCTTTTACGATTTATATAATTATCCTGTTCTTCACTATCTAAAAAATCAAACTCTTCTATACTATCATAATGTATAATCAAGTATCGAGAAGTTAATTCTTTAATCTTTTTAGCCGTTAAATAATGCTTTTTCTTAGATTTACCATCCGTTAAATAAAATTGTTTTCGTATTTCATCTATTTCATATTTATATCTTAAATGAAATACCTCTGCTAATATTGTATCACTAACATTCATATTTAATTTATTTAATAAATATCTTCTTAATTTATTTTATTAAATATTTTGATACACAAAAAGATATGACTAATATACTACTAATACTTATTCCAGTAACAATAATTTTCATTTTTTTTTTAAATTTATTATTATCGTCATCATCACCTGAATGAGATTCAATTATCATATTAAAATTTCTTAAACGTTCTTCTTCTTCCTTTTTAATAAAATTCCGCAATCGCTCTTTTCTTAATATATCCAATTTATACAATTCAGTTTTTTTCAATCGGCCCAACTTATTTAATATTGATCTTTCTGTCTTTTCTAATAATTCAGAAATATCACTTATACTTACTGAATTCAAATACATATCTATCAATAAAAATTCTTGTACTGAATGCCACGATTTTCCATAATTAAATGGCCTAAATCTAATAAACTCTACATAATATATACTGAAAGGTCTACGACAAAAACAACAAGTCGAATATATTTTCCGAAATTCTTTGAAACATGCCTTACAAATTAAATGATTGCATGGCAATTTGTAATAATCAAATTTTTCAATATCATCTAAACATATTGGACACTCTGTATTAGTCATATTATTATATTTATAATATAGATTATATTACTAATATAATAAATTTTACATAATTATTCATTAATATTCTTAAAGTTTTTTAAAAACAGAATCTCTCATTATACTTACTAATTAGTATTCTTTATACCAAATTTAACTTTATTTTGTTTATAACAATCATAAAAATCATTTAATGTAATTTTTTTGATTCTTTTCATTTCTTCT